CGCTCTTCGGAATTTCTAATAAACACAGGAATGTTGTTAACAAACGTGGTTTCGTCGTTTTCCGTGTAATCTTGAATAGCCTGCTGTAATTCAGCGTATGTAAAACTCATGTTGTCACCGTAACCATGCCAACTTGCCCAAAACCTTGCGGTGGCAGCAAATTAGGTGCCTCTACTGTTGGAATCCCTACATATACATCAAACGGCTCCACTATATCCGGCCGTGCATCTTTTAAAGCCTCTGCATCAACAACTTTACGAAAAGGACCAAGCTGCGGATGTTTTGGCTCCCATTCGTCTTTTCCTACTAGCAAGCCGTTCCATTCTTTACGCATGTCTTTATACCGATACCGGAAACCGGATCGGTCTGAAATAGCGTAGGAATCTTTACCGCTTGCAAACTTTGCCATTAAGTGGTCCTAAAATACTGGTATTGCGGCACTACGTTAAAGGACGAACGATCCCTGTCTTCTGTTGCGGCCCGTTCAAACTCTTCCTCATAAATAGCTTTCAAAAGCTGAACTCTATTTGGAGCTCTTTTTACCGCTATGTAATAGGCTAAGCCCGCGGCTAAACAAGGATAAAAACGAAACGGCATGTCCATTGTGTTAATAAACGTATCCGCATCATCCATGCGAGTAAGAGCATCGTAAATTACAACATCCGTGCTATTCTCGGGAACCGGCCACAATTTTAATTCTGGCGTGACCTGCCGATCCAAGAAAAACTGGTTTGCTCTTCCTTCAGTAGTTTTGTTCGGAATAGACAAATATTCGTCTCGGCTAAGACGATCTAAAGAATAGTCAGTTCCGCTACGGCGCACAATTACCGATAAAACGTCGATAACATCGTTATTTAAAGCGTAATTGCCCGTTCCTTGTGTCAGAGCCTGTGTTCTTTGAACAATGGTCCATTGGTTTAGACCACGGTTTGCCCACTCAGCCAGCATTAAATTGAGCGACCGCTTGGCAGACTTTAGGTCGTAACCTGTACGAACCTCAAGACCGCAGCGCTCAAACGCCTCCTCAATGTAATCGGAAACGTCTAACTCAAAATCTGTGCTGCCGGATGTAGCCATCTTACTTCTTCTTTACCATACCGCCGCCGCGCATCTTCTTTACCATGCCACCACCGCGCATCTTCTTTACCATACCGCCGCCGCGCATCTTCTTTACCATACCGCCGCCGCGCATCTTCTTGACTGCGCCGCCCTTTTTCATCATCTTACGTGGTTTCATCGCCATTTTTTAATCTCCTGTAAAGATCTGATCTTTCCTGAAAAATTTCTTCCGCATTGTATTCTTCTAGATACTTATCATAATAGCCTTTTTCCGCAAGTTTGTCTGCTGATTCCTGCACCTTGGATAAACGCTGCACAAAAATCATTGCATACTCATCATCAACCACCTGCATAAAGCTTTGGTCGTCTATGAAATCATTGGCTTCATCATGCGGATGAAAGCCCATGACCCACATATCCCGGTCTATAAAGACCCCCATAGATATTGCTTCGTTTAACTCCCGTAAGTAATCGTGAAAAACGTCAGGATCCTCTGTGAAATTTAGGTCTACTATAATAACTAAATCTAAACTGTCTTCCCACTGAGATAAAGTGCTATACAAAGCCTGCATATTATCGTCATATTTAAAAAGTAAAGCTACCTTTTCATCGGTCCAAGCTTTTTGTGCATAAGGGCACGGCGGAAGGTTGTTGTAAAAAGAATTAGGCTTACTAAGTGTGTGCTCCGTCCACGCAATTATTTCTGCACAGATTTGTTGCTCTTTTCCGGTGTTAAAAACAATCATATTCATGCTTGTGACACTGACCCTTTAGTGCGCTTTCTTCTGCCGTTTATAACCGCGCCACAACCTCTCGCGACAGCCGTACCGGGGATACTGCTGCCACGAAACCTGCGTTTCGCTTTAGTTTCATAACCCGCAACGCCCCCATTAGCCATTTTCTTTACTTTGGCAGCCTTAGTGTTTGCCACAACCTGCTTTCCTTTAGCTCCTTCACGCTTCTTTTTACGCGCTGTTGAAGCTCGTTCAGCTTTTGATAAACTTTGAGCTTTACGTCTAGGAAGGCAACGGTCAGGGTTACGCTTATCTTTTGACGTACCGCATGAACCCGAAATATTACCCGAGCTATCAATTCTGACCCAATCCTCATCTAACCACTCCTGTAATTTACCCATTATTTACCCTTCCGTTTGCCACCTTTAGACTTTTTGGCGTAGTTAGGGTCTTTACAATATTTTGAGGCGGCAAGATTTGCGTATGCACTCGGATATGTGTCAAACGTGCGCTTTGCCCACGCCTTACCTTCAGGGCAAATCTTGCTTCCTTTGCTTTTAGAAGAAGCGCTTTTTGATTTGCGAGAGTAAGCCATTAAAACATCCGTTGAGCAATTGCTGCGGCTACAATTAAAACAGCTATGCCCCACAAACGAATGTCTAGTTTATCCAACTGACGTTGGATGTCGGCATACCTGCGATTACATTCTTCTTCATGCTTCTCTAAAAGCTTTAATACGTCTACTGTTTTCATATTACCACGCCTTACAGGACCAGTATCTGGCAGAGAACTTATCTTTTGCGGTGTCACAGGAATGTCTTGATCTAAAATTTGATCTACGTGCTGGTTGATCTTTTTTAATAGACATGTTGGGATCTCCAAACCGAACCAGCTTAATTTGATTTCCTTTTTTAGCCAGAACAGCAGACTTTTTTGACTTTCCGGGAGTGCGTTTTGGTTTGTTGTATCCAGCAAAAGTTTCACCCCTATATTTAATTCTTCCGGAAGGTGTTCGAGTCACATTTTTAGTGGTAGCCATAGTTCCTCACTTAAAGAAAAACGTCATGCTTGTAACATTTGTAAAAGTGGCATGAATGTCAGTATTGAACTTTACGCCTTCCTCTCCAATTTGGAGATCGCCTGTAGCGTTTGAGTGAAAATCTAATGTAAAGACGGCAGTGCCGGAAGCACCACCGTCTCTCAGAACAACGCTACCTGTAGACCCCCCAGTATGGTAATGAATACAAACTAACCGCCGTGGGCCACTTGCAACAGTGCCTGTAGCAGTTATGTAGCTTGCTTTGATATCAGAACCAGCCATAGAAGTGTTCCTTAATTATAAAACACGGTCACAGCAGTACAAGCGGTAAAAGCAGATACATAAATATCTGATACCCGAATGCCTTCTGCGGGGATGTTTACTGAGTGTGAGTCAGATGCAAGAAAGTCCAAGTCCAGAACTGTCGCGCCGCCATTACCGTCAGTAATGGTTAAGCGCGGAGTGCCTGTTGTGGTCAAAACTTGTATCTGACGGATACGAGCGGGACCGACACCGGCTGACCCGGTTGCCGTCACACGCTTCGCTTTTACGTCAGAACCTGCCATTACAGCCCCCTATTAAGCTAGGTTGTTGTTTTGCTGATACAGAATTGTAAAACGAACTTCCCCAGCGGTTGTTGCCGCAGACGCTGTAACTGTCAAACGAATGTCTGCTGTTCCAGTGTCTTCCCACGCCAATGCACCACCGGCTTCAGTTGTTGGATACTTACGGCCAGCGGTTGTTCCACTTGCAAAAGTGTTCAGAATTGTAGAGGCACCGCCTACTGTATCCCCAACACTAAGGTTAGTGGTAGCGTTAGCCGCAGTAATAACGTCAATCACACAGTCAATAATCTGGGAATTTGCAGGGATAACAACATCCGTTACTTGCGCGGCAAGTGCGCCACCGGAAAGGTCTGCTGAAAAAGTCTGAGCCATAACAACTTGGCCAACATTTGCAATGTTAGTCCCAAGGGATGTGCCCGTGGTGTTTTTGATAGTTCCGGCCTTAATAGGTCCAGAGAAAGTAGTTGTAGCCATGTGTCTCTCCTGTCGTGGCTAATGTCAGCCGCACCATGCGGCTGTCAGGGATACGTAAACTATACAACAAAAAAGGGCGGCTGTGAAGCCGCCCTTCCGCATTGATTTTAACTAGCTTACGCTGCGCCCGGAGTACCGAACACAGAACGCCAGTCAGAAACACCGAAGCTGTAACGCTCACGTGCCTTAAACCGCATATTTCCGGTGTCAAAGTCACCTTCCATAGCTGTCTTGATTGGCGAACGGTTAAAGTATTTGAAACCGTTTGGAGCATCTGTCTTGATGAAGAATGCGTCTGTGTCAGTCAGGAAGTGGTTAACCACTGCCCCTTCTGGCAACATACCCATGTTCTTCATTGCGTTGGTGTCGTTGTCCGCTGTACCTGAACGTAGGTTTGAGTTGATGACCCGCTCTGCAATGAATTGCAGTTCTTTCGGGATAATCAGCTTTGTACCACGAACAGCAATCTTCAGACCACGCTCGTCAGTCAGCCCCGCAATGTCAATCAGCATCTGCTCAAGAGAAGTCTCGTTGAGGTCAGCCGCAGTAGCCAGAATATTGGTCTGGTTACCTGACAATGATGGGTGAGCGTTTGAACAAAGTGCTGCACCATCGCCAATCGCATTACCGCCGGTTGCGCTGAACGCATTGTTCAGAATAGCGGCAGCTTTGATCTGCTTTGTCTGAGCCATTGAACGGGCCAGAGCTTTGGTGTAGCGTGATGCCAGACGGTCGTACAAGTTGTCCTCGATAGCTTCCTCAGTGATTGAGAATGCCAGAGCGATTGTCTCATGTGTGTACCGTGCTGTGTAAGTCTCTTGAGCATCGTCAAAAGTGATGGCTGCGCCTTCACCTTTGGTTGGTGCTGTTGAGAACCCACCGAGCATCACCTCCTCTTCAAATGCACGATCTGAAGACTCTTCGTCGAAGATTTCAGCGTGTTCATTTTCGTAGCGGTCGTACTCAAGTCCGAACAAGGCATTCAGGCCGGGCTCAAGCTCTTTCGCTAGTTGTGCGCGAGAAATAGCCATTTTCTATCCCCTTTCCTAAACGCCTGTTGAGGTCGCAGTAGTCTGCGAGTCAAAACGGCTTGTGTTGGCGTTGAAATGTGCGTTCAAACGAACGATCAACGGAATACCTGCTGCTGTGAAGTCGTTGTTTGCTGCATCATCCATGATGCCAACGATACGCAGTGGCAGAGTAGCCGTTACCGCAATTGAAGACACGCTAAGTGCACCGTTTGCAGAACCTGTGTTGGTGCTGCCGGTACGTGCTGAAGTGCCCAGAGAAGCGTTTGCAAACACGCCTGCCAGTGCAGTTGCACGGTCTGTAAGTGTTGCGTCAGACGCGACTTTGAACAGTTGGTTTGGATTGTCAGCTACAAACGCCTTAACAGGGTAGTTTGTGTCTACGCTGACAGAACCGGAACCCGGCCAGTAGTTGAGCCATACAGGCTTCTTCTGGACTGAGTCGTGGTATTGAACGCCCATCAGGACTCCCAGTGCCGGTGTTGTGCCGCCGCTTGTCGCGCCAGCATAATCAATAACGCCAGCCGCCGTAGGGGTGACAATAGCGTATTGAAAAATGGCATTGGTGTTGTTGGAAGCAATTTCGTACTCGGTTACACCGGTAGAATTAGCACCACTTCCAACTAGCCCGATTGGACGAAGACCGTAGGCAGTATTTTGATTTGCCATTTGAGTTTTCTCCTAATCAGGGCGACCCTAAAACTATTTCTGTGGGCCGCCAAAGGTTACACGAGATTGACGATCAGGTTTGTTAATCGTCATGGTTGAATGTGCGTTCTCACGCATCATATCATGGTCAACCGCTTCCATCTGGTCAGCGCTGCGTTGTGCAAAGTACGCTGTCCGCTCGGCAATGGTTTCAACCGGGATACGAGCAAGAACAAGTCCACCTACTCCAAACACACCTTCGTATTTTCCTGATTCGACTACCGGGGCCTCAAAGTCTGGGTACTCGTCCTTACGAACCAGTTCCCAACCTTCGCGCATTTTAGCGCTGACGTTCTTCGTATCGTCAAAACCACGGGTTTCAGCCCGGATCCAACGATGCTTGAACCCATCCGGTGCAGGCGGTGCATCTAACATAGACGGGGGAGCCCACGGCTTACGCCTTGCCGTCTTCTCCCTAGTTTGTGTTGCGCGAGAAGATCGTTTTACAGAACCTTCAAACATTTCGTTTTGTTCTTCAGACATGCTAACTACTCCTTCACGTATTTCGCGTATTCTTCAAGCGGCACACCCAATTTCTTCGCTATTGCGACTTGGCTAGGGGTGAGTCTAACCTTTTTCCCACTACTGCGCCCAGATGTATTGCGGGATACGGAAGCAACCGTCTGAGCGGGCCGTTTGCTACCACCGTTTAGCTTATGCGGAAACTCTGCCCGCATACGCTGATCCAGTTCATTATAGTAGTCATCGGACTGCGGGTCAAACCCTTCGTCTTCAACTAACTTTTTATGTACGCCAAAAGCAGCATACGTCATTGCCTCATCCTCGCCAAACCAGTCGTTTCGGCGAGCCCACTGCTCTGCTTTTGGGTCTGGGCGACGGGGCTGTTGTTGGGGCATAGGCTGC